CCCCTTCTTGATGAAGGGGGATACGCCCCCAACAAAGGAGACCGAAAGTGAACACAGTTAACTCATTTACCTTCAACAACGCATTGCTTAAGTCAATCAGAGACTATGGCAATGTAGTCAAAGGTATAGTCCAATCCCGTCAGGTAGAATACCTACCAGATGGTTCTATCCGCTCACGCTTCATCGCTAGCCGTCAGGTTACGATTCAAGACCCTGCCATCATTGGTCAATTGCGTCCAATGATTGCCGACAACGCCGAGTTCGCCGTTAATCTTAGCGGTTACCTCACAACCACAGTTCGTGAGAACGCAGGTCAAACCAAGTGGTATGACAACCAAATTGTCACCGCGTTGGAGTTCGTCAAGTAGTTCTTCAGGGCTAGTCAGGGCTTCGGCTCTGGCTAGCCCACTTAATTTTTTTTGCCAGCGCCAGCGGTAATCCGCAGGAAAGGAACAGGGTTCAGGATATGTATTTAGATATGGGAACAATTGTGGCTATATGTATTCTAATAGTCACACAATTGGCTGTTTTATTATTGACTATGCGCTCAGCCTACAGGTGGGAGCGTCATTATTGGGATGTAGTTAGGCTGTTAAAAATAGAAAGGGCTCAGAGATGAAGACCATTTATATGACCAAGCGTTGCCCAGTGTGCTTCAAGGTAGGCTCAATCGCCGTAGAAGAACACGAACTATTCACCTATCTCAGAGGTGAATATGTGGGCAGAGCATTTCAGTCCTTGACAGCACCATTCAGGGAGCAGATAATTAGTGGTGTTCACCCTGAGTGTTGGCAAAAAATGTGGGGCGAAGAACGTGTCAACGAACACATTGGAGACTATAGTGACACAACAGACTAAAACCTATTTCAAATCAGAATGCCAAAAGTGTGGCATCCTACTTGTAATCCCAGTCAATGACCAAAACGATTGGGATTATTACCTATGCCAAACTTGTGCCTTCGCTAAGATAGGAGCAAGTGAATGAGAACAAGAGAAGAACTAATGAAAATCAAAGAGGCTTTCGCCTTAGCGATGCTTGACCTGCTTGATGTATATGATGAACTCTTAGCCACAGGCAGAGTATATGTAGCCGATGACCTAGACAAGGAGACAGACAATGCAAAGTATGAGTGACACATTAGTAGAAGATGTACCTGTATACCAGCACACAATGTGGATAATGGCTAAAGTTAGGAAGACAGCCCCAAACTGGAACATAGATAATGCTGACTATGAAGCAGTTGAAGATGTATCTGACTGGGAAATCCTTGAGTTTGATACAGGTATATGCCACAGTAAAGAGATAGTCAGGGTAAAATGATAGATGGAATCACTCAACTTCCACACATCTCACCGCTCATCTCCTGGTTCTACCTCATTGCAATTGGATATTTCCTATACAAAGGAATTGTTAAATGAAAAAATTGTATGCCATATTATTGAGTTGGCTATTAACAGTGCCATCAGTGATATTTCCAAGTCTTTCTTGGGGAATACACGCCAAAGAAGAGAGCAAAAAGGTTCGCAAAGAAACGAAGTGGACCAAATCATTAAGCAAATACTATGCGAAGGCTCTAATCTCAGCACAGTATGAAGACTGGGACAGGTCTGAATACAGAGCACTACTAAAACTTTGGGGTAAAGAATCTGCGTGGGACCACACAGCAGCCAACCCAGAGTCATCAGCATATGGGATACCACAGTTATTAAAGATGAAACCAGGAACGCCTGCGCCCGAGCAGATTGCTCGTGGCTTGGCGTATATCAAACACAGGTATGACAAACCATCAGTTGCTTGGGCTCATTGGCGCAAGCACAACTGGTACTAACAACAAAGAAAAGGAGACTAACAATGGCAAGAGGTAATAACAAAACAATCAATGTTAAGATACCCACAGCAAAGGTTATCAAAGCATTAGAAGATAGATTGACAGTTATAAATACTGAATATAAAGAACAACAAAAAAAAGAAAAAGAATTTCAACAAACTTTAATTCAGTGGAATAAAGATGTATTTGCATACGCATTAAAAAATGCAGATAAAACTACTAACTTAAGAATAAATACTCGTGGTTGGAATGGAACAATCAATATAGATTTTGATATTCCAAATTCTATAGAAGGTTTACCAAAAGAACCAGAAAGAAATTTCAAAACTACAGCAGAACATCATCACGATACTGTTGTAGAAGAAATAGAGAATGCTCTTCGCATTCTTAAACTTACAAGCGAAGAAGAAGTATCCACTTCTACCTACAGTTCAATAGCACAATACCTATAAGGAGACTATCGTGTCACTAATACAAGACCTCAGAGCAGAAGTAGATGTAGAACTACTTACACAAACTGGTCTATACAGAGCAGAAGATACACAAACAAATATCCGCATTGTGGAGGATATCCGCAAGGCAATTGAAAATATGCACAAGAAAGAACCAACACCTAAGCATATAGCAGAGGTTGCCATAGCAACCAATGAAAATGTACAAATCCGTGACTTCTTAATGGGCATACGCTCAGAGAAGTTTGCTGTTCATAACATATTTGATTACTTACTACTACTAAGTAGTGCAGTAAACAAAGATGTAGCAATACCACTTACCACTGTATTCTCTACTTATCTTTATGAAGCAAGTAAAGATGAGGCTAAGAGTATTATTGAAGAAGTCCTTAAGATTAATCCAGATTATAGTCTGGCAAAATTACTTAAGAGAGTATATGAAATAGATGTAGATAGTAGTTTTATCACAAGTATGGGAGAAGAACTACATTCTAAAGTTGTAGATGTTATCTATGATAGGGAGGAAAAATGACAACAACTACAGTACCAATAAAAAACTTATCCAATTGGGTTAAGTCAGGCACAGCAGTAACAGCAACCTCAGCCAGAGATGTAGCCAGACAAGCAGGTCTTGACTGGTCAGTATCATTGCATCCAATGACAGCCTCATACACAATCCCAGGCGCAGGTGAACCACTACAGATAGCAGTAAGAAACAAACAAGCCGTAGTTAAAACAACACCTTTTGGTGATGTCAGTAACATCGGTGTTGTTGGTAATCGCTATCAAGTATTTCAAAACGGTGAATTGTTTAGTGCGTTAGATACACTAATTGATTCAGGCGAAGCCCGTTATGCAGCAGCAGGTGAGTATGATGGCGGTGCAAAGGTATGGATGTTATTACAATTACCAATTGAAATGACAGTAGCCAATGACCCACACGCTGCGTTTATCCTGGCTAGAACCAGCCACGATGGCAGCAGTTCAGTCATCATCAAGCCAATCATTGAGCGTTTGTTTTGTGCCAATCAGATAAACAAAATCTATCGGAACAATAACAAATATACATACACATTAAAGCATACGACAAACAGCAAACTTAATATAGAAGAAGTAAAATATATTATGCAGATGTCTTACGACAGTGTGAATGAATATCAAACACTGGCTAATGATTTGATTACTAAATCAGTTAGTAGAGAAAATGCTTTGAGATATTTCAAAAGAGTATTTCCATTGCCATCTACTATTGAGGACACACCTCATCATCTGCTCAGCCAGGGCGAAAAGAATCAGTTAAGTCGTGCACTTACAGCACGGAACATCGCCCAGAATATCTATGAAAATTCTCCCACACAGGAGAATATCCGTGACACGGAGTTTGGATTGTGGCAATCCATTATTGAGTATGCTGACCACGGCAAACAAGATAAGGGTACAGTCACAGGTGTAAGGGCTATGTCAGGTGGCTCTGATAGCCTAAAGATTAGAGCACTAGAACTACTAACAGTATAAGGAGACTAAAGTGGAATATCTATACACAGATACAGACGGTAATCAAATCAAGTTTACCGAAGATATGGTTAAGACTGCACTAGATGAACGAGCAGAACTGCGAGTGAGGCTAGAAAATTCAAACAACTTAAGAGACAAACATTGGGACCGTATAGCAGAGATTCGTAGAGAAGTTTATGATTTCTTTAACGGACAGTATGGCACAGGAGATAGTGAACTTACATTCACAGTTGATGACATCAATGAATTACTAGAATCTATTGGTGCAGATAAACTTAAGAAACTCTGGACAGTATCAGGTCGTGTAGAGTTTACTATCACAGACATAGAAGCAGAGTCAGAAGACGATGCTTACCAAATAGTTGAAAACGGAATTCAATTAGAACTAGATGGTGGTTCCGTTGATGATTGGTCGTTAGATATTACAAGCACTGACGAACAATAGTATTGGCAGGCTGTTATGTGGGTGGTCTAGTCAGCCACTAAGGGGACCACATAATTACCAATGCCACGCCAAAAAGAATGGTGTCATATACCCTTCCGTCTGATACCATTCTCTAAAGAGAACGGGTTAGTTCTGATTAGTCTCCTTTCTAATCCGTTCTCTCTTAGAAGGAGACAAGGACCCAATGGGACAATTACAAATTGAACGTGATAGATACGGAAGACCGCTAGTTAAACCACCCAAAGGTGGTAAACCAATTGCATACACAAGGGCTACAACAATAGCCAACAGTCTTGATGACCCATCAGCATTGACCGCTTGGAAGATGCGTATGGCAGCAATAGGTTTAACAATACGCAGTGATTTATTATTAGCAATTAACGCGTCGCAAGATGACAAGATGGCTATTAATAAATACATAGAAGATGCAATGGAAGTAGCAGGTGCTAGTCGTGCAGCCACGATAGGTACAGCACTACACGCATTTACAGAAAAGTTAGATTTAGGACAAGAACTAGGTCTTATACCAGATGAGTGGGCAGGGGACATTCGTGCCTACGAAGAAGCAACAAAGCAACTAGATAAAATCTTTATAGAACAATTCTGTGTGTTAGATAAATATAAAATTGCTGGCACACCAGACAGACTTGTTGAATATAAAGGAGAAAGATTCATTGCAGATATAAAGACAGGTCGCATAGACCATCCAAACAACATAGCAATTCAATTAGCAATCTATGCTAACGGGTTGCCTTATGATGTGACAACGGCAACCCGAGGTAAATGGGGTGAAGTTAACAAGGATAAAGCAATCATCATACATCTTCCTGCAGGTACAGGCTTGTGTAAATTAGTCTGGATTGATATTGCAGAAGGATGGAAAGGTGTACAATTTGCAATGAAGGTAAGACAATGGCGAGACAAAAAAGGTCTTGTCGTTCCATTCACAGAGTAAGGAGAAGGTAGTGTCTTCAACCGAAGCACCAATCAGTATCACAGTAAAGTCAGCAGCAGGCAGTTTGATTACAGTCCGTGCCGAAACAGGAAACCAATTAGATAACCTAGTAGCAGAAGCACTGGAAGCAATCAAGGCTGCAGTAACAGAACTAGAGGCAGCATCAAAAAACCAATCTAGCCCAGCACCTATGTCAACCGCACAAGTGGCAGCAAGTCTGGGCGCATCTATTGTTGAGACAGGTTCAACATATCCTGCTCAGGAATATAACTTTCCACCAACAGCAACCATCGGTGGTGGTAAGAACTGTCCTCACGGAAAGATGACAGCCATTCAAGGAACAGGTAAAGACGGTAAAATGTACCGTGGTTATTTCTGTCCAGCACAAAAAGGCGCATTAGATAAATGCAAAAATGTTTATGCAAGAGTAGGTACACCAGACTGGAATACTTTCGTAGCAGACCAGGTAAAGTAATTGCGTACATTAAGACGTAGCATCAGCAAAGCAGAGGTGGGTGGCGAACCATTGCCACCTGCTTTTGCGGCATTTGAACGAGCAGGAATTATTCTGCGCCGTGCAGAAATTACAATGATTGCAGGCACTCCAGGTGCAGGCAAGTCATCAATCGCTTTAGCAATTGCAGCCAGAGCCAAAGTTCCTACGCTGTACTTCAGCGCAGATACCAACGCTCATACTATGGCTATGAGATTAGTTGCAATGTCAAGCAAGATATCACAAACAGCAGCAGAGCAATTATTAAAGCGAGACCCAAAGCAAGCAGAAGAAGTATTGGTTATGAACAATCACTTGTTCTGGTCATTTGAGTCAACACCTACATTAAAAGATTTAGATGATGAAGTATCTGCATTTGAAACTGTATGGGGCAGAAGCCCAACACTTATAGTTGTAGATAACTTAATGGATATAGCAATGGATGGACACGAAGAATTCCAAGGTATGAGAGCAGCAATGAAAGAGTTAAAATATCTTGCAAGAGATACAAACTCAGCAGTGCTTGTTCTTCACCATACCAAAGAAGGTTTTGACGGCTATCCTTGCCAGCCACGCAATGCTATTCAGGGTCTAGTCAATCAGATTCCTGCAATGGTATTGACAATAGGACAAATGAAACAGGGTGATGATACCTTCTTGTGTGTAGCCCCAGTCAAGAATAGATATGGACGAGCAGACCAGACAGGTAATAACTATGTCAGCCTTTCATTTAATCCAGACAATATGTATTTAGACGATGTTCAAATCAAGTATATGCAGGAGACCGTATATGGAAATTAAAGTTTGGGATAGTTCATTTACTAAAGAAGATATAGAAGTATTAATAGGAAGAGTACTTACTGAAGTTGAATGGGATATAGTTGCCGATGAGTTATACAACAATGATGAACTATATGATTTAATTAATCGTAAAGTTTATGAAATAGTCAGAGATTCGGTAGGACTTGAGTAGCGCAGCAAAACGTAAAGGTAGTCAAGCAGAACGAGATGTTGTTGCTTGGCTTAAGACCAATGGCTACAAGTATGCAGACCGCAGGTTAGCAGGAGCAACCCTAGACAAAGGCGATATCAGCGGTGTGCCAGGTGTAACCATTGAGATTAAGAACCACGCCAAATTAGATTTAGCAGGATGGACAGCAGAGTTAGAAATAGAGATGAAGAACGATAGTGCTTGGACTGGTGTGGTCCTACATAAACGCAAGGGCAAAGGTAATGTAGATGACTGGTATGCAACTATGCCAGCAAAAATATGGATAGAACTCATAAGGGAAATAACCAATGCAAAAAGAAATTAAAAATATTATTAATGAATTAGAAGAAAAAGTTATGACTCATAATAGATTAGCCCTTATGTATGAAGGACAAGAAGATAAAGCAGGCGAACAATTACATTTGGCTGCTGCATTTTCTTATGAGATGGCACTACAAATTGTAAGAAAACATACTAATGAAGAAAGGATGTTGAAACTTGTTAAATGAATTAATGTTTTTGTTTGCCTTACTTCAGCAAGAATTGTTAGGATTATTACTATGGATAAGCACAGCATTGCTGCTTACTTAGAGCATATCGGCGCCAGCCTGCCTGCTGTGGGCAGTGGCTGGCGAAAGATACGCTGTCCATTTCATCCAGATAAACACGCATCAGCAGGTGTAAATTTTGATGAAGAAAGATTCAAGTGCCACGGATGCGGTGTCGGTGGTGATGTTTACGATTTAATTATGCAAAGAGAAGGAGGTAACTATCGTGAGGCTGTCAAATTCGCAGAGACAATTTCTCCTACAGGCAACACAAGAATACGCCCAGCACATACATCAAGCAGAAGATTATCTGGCAACTCGGAATCTGTCGGTAGAAGAAGCAAAGAGATTTCATTTAGGAGTAGTGGACAATCCATTACCAGGTCACGAAGGATACAAGGGTAAGTTAGTTATTCCTTACATAACACCATCAGGTGTTGTTGACTTAAGGTTCCGTAGTATCCACGGCGAAGACCCTAAATACATAGGTCTGCCAGGTGCAAAGACAACAATGTTTAATGCTCAGGCAGTGCTAACAGCAGAACAATACATATGCGTAACAGAGGGTGAGATAGACTGCGTAACAGTATCAGTCAAAACAAATCACCCATCAGTAGGTATTCCAGGCGCTAACAATTGGAAGCCCTACTATACAAAAATATTAGATGACTTTGAAGTAGTTATAGTCTTAGCAGACGGTGATACTCCAGGGCTAGAGTTCGGCAAAAAGATTAGCCGAGAACTAAACAATGTAAATATAGTTCAGATGCCAGAAGGACACGATGTAAACAGCATTGTGATACAGGAAGGAGTACAGTTTTTAGATGACAAAATCAGAAAATGTTTGGGAGAGTAAAGGAGATATGGATAAAGTCTGGGATTATATAAAAGAAAACCCACGACTTATCGGGCTACCTCTCTCAGAGCGCAGAGGCATAGATTTACTATCAGCACTTAAAGACATATATGAAACCAATAAGATTAATACAGATGCTGCTCAGGTATTATTAACACTACTAGCAAATGTTCTAGTCGCAGCATCACAAGGTGATGGCGAAGAAGTTATAGAAGAAGTCTTAGTCCAAGATGCTATGCTTCAGTTTGAATCCAAGATGAAGGAGATATTAAATGAAGGACATCAATAATCTAGATGAAATACTTACAGACCTAAAGATAGTTATGGTTCAGAAGCATCAAGACTACGGTCCATACAACATAGCCCACGCTCCAGGCGGTGCTATGAATGGACTATTAGTTCGTATGCACGACAAAATGGAACGCTTACAAAATTTGTTTTATAAAAGAAACAACACGCCGAACTATGAACCTATAGAGGATACGCTGAAAGACTTAGCAAACTATGCCATAATAGGACTATTGGTACAAAGAGGTCAGTGGAAGGGCGTTAACGAAAACCGTGATAGTTCACCTAACGAAGGATGAAGTTAGGGTCTGCACTTTATTAGCCGTAGAAAGATGGCTAACTAAGTTTGGCTCAGTTGATAGACCTAACTATGCAATGGGTAAAAAAACTGGTGCACTTGAGCCAGAAATAAATGCAAACATCAGAGCCAATGTAGCCGAATGGGCAGTGGCAAAGGCATACAACCTTCAATGGTCTGTGCCTTGGTATCCTAATGAATTACACAAGGATAGAAAAGATATACCTGATGTTGGCAATGTTGAGATTAGAACTGTTAGAACTCGTGACTCTATACCTTTCTGGAAAAAAGATATAAACAAAACAATCTTTGGTGTTAAAGTTTTAGATGAAGAATATTATTCATCTGTCCAGATTTATGGCAGTTTCAATGCTAATGATTATATGAGGGCTGAATATACTGATACTCAAATAGATGGCTGGAGGGTTCCTGTTTCGGAAATAAAATGAACGATTACATAGACAAGTATGATTTATTAGTTGCATCCCTAGCAACTGAATACCATAGAAAATATCCTATGGTTGAGACGCTAGATATCCAACAGATACTATGGCTATGGTTTGTTACCCATCCATTAAAGTATAAAGAATGGTCTGAGTTAGACCAAAAAGATAGAGACAAATTAATAGCAAAGTCTTTAAGAAATGCAGCAATCAAGTATTGTGAAAAAGAAAAAGCCAAGACTGTTGGCTATGAACTGATAGATATTTATTATTATGATGCCTCTGTGATAGAGGTGTTTCTGCCTACTATTATTGCAGAATCCTACGAAATACCAACAAAAATAAAAGACTTAAACTTTAAAGTAAGTAAAACAGAATCAGTAACAGACAATAACAATTGGCTAGTTCTACGGTCAGACATAGCCAACGCATTCTACAAACTAACAGAGGCTAAACAAAACATTCTCAGAACCAGATTTAGCACAGACAACAGCGAATGGAATCTCATAGCAAAGGACCTAAACACCACAGTTGATGGTGCAAGAATGAAAGTTCAACGGGCTATTAATTCTTTAATAAGAAATTTAGGCGGATGGAAACCTTACTTTGATGAAGATGTACAGCAGGCTAAAGAAGATGAGTGAGGAAAGCAAAGACATTCGGGAATTGTTTAGCCGAATTGATTACAGCAAAGCAATGGATTTAAGAGAGACTCCCATTGGTGATATCTGTGTGTGTGGCTGTGAAGTTTTTGTAATGCTGGGTGGATTTGTAGATGGAGAAGTTGCTTTCTATTTTCTGGATGGAGAGTGTGCTAGTTGTGGCAGTATGGTTACCCTACCTACACCAAAGGATTATGATGCCGACTTATGAATTTAAATGCAATCAATGTGCTACACTTATAGAAACAAATACTAGGGATTTACCAACCTGTAATCTTTGTGGAGAGATAATGATTAGGTTGTACTCATCAACACCAGTACATTTTAAAGGAACTGGTTTCTACAAGACGGGTGGTTAAATGCTAGAACCTATACGCCAGGTAAATGCTGACGGTAAACGGGAAAAAATAGCAGCAGGTGCTTTAGAAAGTTATTTTCAAGGTTGGAAGTTATATCCAACTCCACGCTTTTACTTTTCAGATTTTCATATCTGCTTACAATGGGGCAATGGTAGAGAGAATTACATAGGCGACTTAGAAGTTAAGTGGCTTAAAACAGATAGTAGCAAGCCAGCCATCTTTCCATTTAATAAATTACAACAGATGATGATAGCCCCACCATATACAGATAACGAACATTCATATCATCGCATTTGTTTTAGATATTCAGATGGTATCAGTGTCATACCAGCCAGATTATTAGCAGGAACAGAACCAGTATTTCATACAAGATGGGATACTAAAGAAAGAGATTTAGTAGTATATTATAATGCTCACGATTATCCAGAGTATTGGCACAATCTACTAATAAATGAATAGTCTGTTGGTCAGGGAAAACTAACAGATATCTATTAGCAGGGGAAACTAATAGATGGGGTAGAGGTAAATCAAAAGTTTGCTTCTACCCCTTAAAATTTTTATACTGTGGGTCTATATTTGGAAGTGCACAAGCAATAAAAAAGAACCCCCATCCCTAGTATTACTACTAGTTCAGGGGGTTTAAGGTCTGTAATGGGCGTTTAAAGCCCAATTAGGGGCATCTACTTAGAGCCTAGACCATATTCTTTTTCAGTCTTATCAGCCCATTTAGCCAATGGTGCCGCTAAAGAGCCAATCAAAATTGCTTGTTCAGGTGCTAGGTCAGCAGCAAGTGCCAATCCCATAGTGATTGCTGAGGCTAGTACTGCACGAAGATAAGACTTAAATGCTGCCTTAGTCTTCTTGCTCTTTAATCTTGCGATTAAATCTTTCATTACTTCTCCTTCTTTGGTAGTGGCTTTACTGATGCTACCACCTTGTTGAGTGTTTTTGCTTTTCCCATCCAGCCAAACCACGGTGATGTGTCATCACCGCAATTATCTTTGATGGAAATATGTAGATGTTTATTATGCTGGTTGACTCCAGTGTATTTAGTTTCGCCATTTTTGGCTGACCAAATCTTGCCAGTAAATATTAAATACTTAACTCGTTTATCTTCTTTTAATTTCTCATAGATTTCAAAACAATCTATACCATTCTTAGGGTCGTGAGTTAAATCGGCTGCGTATCCCGTGTTATGGTCTGAGGTCGGACTCTGTTTTAGGTGGGCAGCAGATGGTAGTAGACCATCGCTTGCTTTCTTCCGCTTCGGTCTTAATGCCGTCGCTTGACGGAGCACAGCAATTGCAGCAGGTGTGGCTTTCTTGGCAACAGTCATTGTCCCTC